CACAGGGGCGGTGGGCAGTGTTACGGCTGGCGTTACGGTCACGACCAACAACGATAAGACTGGGTATACGACATCTACCCTATCCGACAAGACTGGCATGAGTCTTTCGAACGCAGGGGTCGATGCGCTCTTCACGCGAGCATTGACAGAATCGTACAACACTGATGGTTCTCCTCCGACTGTAGCCCAGGCTCTCATGGGAATCTTGCAGGCACTCACGGAGTTCTCGATCTCGGGAACCACCGTAACGGTCAAAAAGCTCGATGGCAGTACAACGGCAATGACCTTGACCCTATCGGACGCCTCCAACCCCACCGGGGCTACACGGTCAGGCTGATATGTCGATTGCCCAGCTTGTCACCCGTGGATACGGCAATGGCACTTATGCCGGCCAGATTCGGCAGGTTGTGGTGCGCGGATACTTTTCCAGTGCCGTCGCGCCCGTTCAGGTCGATCAGTTGCCCAATGTCGCGGTCAAGGCTAACAGTGGAACATACAACTTCCCGCTAGCGGCATATTTTACCGGGGAGACGAGTTTTTCTGTTTCAGGTCTCGCGACAGGCATCACCTTCAATACGACAACGGGAGTGTTGACGGTGAATTCGGCGACAGCCTCTGGAACCACGTCCAACATCATCGTAACTGGCATTAACGCTACGGGCAGTACGGCGGGGAATGCTTTCAGCGTCAAGATATCGACATCCAAAATCAGTATTGATACTCGCGATTACTCTTAGGTGAACTATGGCAACCCTTGCGACAGTCGAAAGTAGTGGAAACATGCTGCGCTTCACGGGAGGCGTGGGCGTCAATGCCAATGATGTAGTAGTACAGACAGGCGATATCTCTCGCTACGATACCTTCATGATCATGACCACCGCAGGCGCTGCGCAGATCCTTGCGAGTCTCGATGGAACGAATTATGGCACCGCCCCACTATCGCTCACGGATATGGGCGCTACCACGTCAGATCCCGTCATCGTCACAGCCGCTAATCGCATTTATCGAGTGAGGGGCAAGTTCTCCAAACTGAAGGTCACCCAAAACGGTGCCACTGCAGTTACCGCCGCTACCCTGATTTGCTCCAAAGACAGTACCCAAAATTAAACATGAGCGATTTGACTGCGAAGCAGCAGCGTTTCGTCGAAGAGTATCTTATTGACCTGAACGCAACACAGGCCGCAATTCGCGCCGGCTATAGCCAAGACACAGCTAGGGCAATTGGTTGCGAAAACCTCACAAAACCTGACATTCAGGAAGCCATTGAACTGGCTCGAGCAGAACAGCGTAAACGCACTCAGATTGATGCGGATTACGTGCTCGGCACAATCAAAGAGACCGTAGAGCGTTGTCGACAAACTGCTCCCGTATTAGATCGTCGTGGCGAACAGGTTGAGACTGAAACGCCAGAAGGCTCAGTAGCCAAAGCATATACCTTCGATTCCAAGGGAGTGCTAAAGGGGTGTGAGCTTCTAGGACGCAATTTAGCGCTCTGGAAAGATCGGATCGAGCACACAGGCAAGGACGGTGGGCCCATTGAAACCATCCAACTAGAGGACAAGGATCTGGCTCGTGAGGTCGCGTTCCTCCTGACCGAAGCAGTTCAGGAAAAAACACACTGAGTTGATGCCCAGCGTCCGGGTGATAGGCGCATAGCAGCGGAGAAAATGCCGCACAAGCACTAAGCAGATTCACTTCTGAGGAGATTTATCATGTCACGCATTCTCAAATCGATTTTTGGCAGGCAGCTCGGCCTCGATAGCGATGGGCGTCTGATCTGTCCGGCGGGTATTCGTACTGGAGACCATGGCTCTCAGTTCGATATGCCTGGACCTACTACCGTCACTCGATTCGACGACTTTACGGGAGCCGGGCAGGCTTTCTCGACGACCCCCGTCGATGGCTGGCTGTCGCGCAAGGGTACGACCAATACGATCGATTGGACGGTCACAGAAGCCAAGAACGGTACGGTAGTCGGCAAGATCGGCGATACCACGGCGTCCATGGCGGTCTCAGGCGTGCAGTTGTCTGCGGGACTTGATTGGCGCGCAGACATGGGGATGCTGAACATGGAAGCGCGGGTCAAGACCGGCATTATCACGAATATCGCAATCTATGTCGGATTCACCGATCAGGTCTCGGCGCTAGAGATGCCGATTCAATCGGCCGCTTCAGCTGACACCATCACGACCAATGCCACGGATGCGGTGGGGTTCATGTTCGATACCAGTATGGCGACGGATAACTGGTGGTTGGTCGGTGTCGCGAACGATGTGGATGCGACGTTGCAGAACATGGGATCAGCCCCTGTTGCCGATACTTACGAGACGCTGCGTATCGCATTAGACGCCAACGGCAACGCGGTGTTCTTCCGCAATGGGCTGCAGGTTGGTGTACAGATGGCCTCAGCGGTCACGAAGACTGTTGCGCTGACACCAGTGATTGCGGCATTCAACCGTACGACCACGAACGGTGCGACGACGATCATCACGGCTGACTACATTCAGGTTAGCGCGACGAGAGCGTAAGAATGCAATTAGATGAGGTTCTGGCGAGAGTAAAAGGACTCCCGCCAGAAGCTCGCGCGCAGCTTGAGGCGAAAGTCTTAGCCGCCAAGGAGCGATCAGGCAGAAAGTGGACGCCTAATCCAGGCCCTCAGACGGATGCCTACTTCAGCAAGGCGGATATCTTGCTGTACGGAGGTGAACCGGGAGGCGGAAAGACCGCCCTCTTGGTAGGGCTCGCTTATAACTGTCATCAGCGCAGTCTCATCATGCGCCGACAGTACACCAATCTAGGCGCGATCACGGATGAAGCCCTGAAGCTTCATGGAAGCCGCGACGGATACAACGGCTCCCCGCCTCCGAAGCTCAGGATCGGCGATAACCGTATTATCGAGTTCGGTGCTGCGGCGAGAGCGGGCGACGAGCAGGACTGGCAGGGAAACCCACACGACTTCATCGGGCTCGATGAGGGGACGCAGTTCCTCAGGACTCAGGTGCGCTTCTTGATGGGGTGGCTACGGTCAACCGATCAGAAGCAGCGCAAGCGGGTAGTGATTGCCACGAATCCCCCGATGGACGCTGAGGGGTTGTGGGTAGTGGAGATGTTCGCGCCATGGCTTGATGATCGACATCCTAAACCCGCTAAGCCCGGTGAGCTTAGATGGTTCATCTCGGACGAGGATGGCAAGGATGAGGAAGTGGCAGGTCCAGATCCAGTGATGGTGAAGGGACGGCCCGTCACGCCATTATCACGGACATTTATCCCTGCTTCGGTATCGGACAATCCCTATCTTGAGGGTACGGGATATCAGGCGCAGCTTGATTCGATGATCGAGCCTTATCGATCTATCCTCCTAGGAAAGTTCAAGACGACGATCAAGGATGCTCCCAATCAGGTTATTCCCACTGCATGGATTCGGTTTTCCCAAGAGCGATGGAAGCCGCAACCGCCCGAAGGTGTTCCGATGTGCGTTATGGGCGTGGATGCTTCAGGAGGAGGTGATGACCCAATGGTCATTGCCAGGAGACATGACGGTTGGTATGACGGCCTGATTGAGGTCCCAGGGAAGGAAATACCGATAGATCGTATCGGCCCATATTGCGCTGGACTGGTGGTCAGTTATCGACGAGATGACGCGCTGGTGATTATCGATATGGGCGGCGGATATGGCGGCTCCATGCACGATCACTTGAAGGGCAATGAAGTTGCTGTTCAGAGATTTCGGGGCGCTGAAGGAACCACAAGGCGCAGCAGGGATGGGAAATCAAGATTTGTAAATGTTCGCTCAGCGGCTTATTGGCTGTTTCGTGAGGCGCTTGATCCTGCGCAACAGGGGGGATCTCCCATCATGTTGCCGGACGATCCGATACTGGTTGCAGACTTGACGGCACCCACATTCGAGATCACGCCTAATGGCATAAAGATCGAGCCGAAAGAGAAAGTGGTCGAGCGTTTAGGCCGATCTACAGATCACGGTGATGCCGTGGTTATGGCGTGGTTTGCCGGACCTGTCATCGCGACTCATTACGGCGAATGGCGCAATGATCAGCGCGTGAATCGAAAACTGAATCCACGTGTGGACTTAGGTCCACGCAGGAGAAATTGAATGGGTATTTCTGCCACCATTGCAGCTACAGCAGTGGCTGCATCGGCAGCTAAAAGTGTGCTTACGCCGAAAACGCCTAAAGCGCCTCCCGTCGTGCCCATGCCGGATCAGACGGTGATTGATCAAGCCGCCCGTAAATCGGCCGCTCAGCAGCTCTCAAGGACAGGACGAGCGAGTACGGTGCTTTCAGCGGGGACGGATACCGGGGATCGACTCGGCCCATGAGTGAGCCTGTAGACACGCTCATCAAGCGGTCTGAATATCTATTTACGAAGCGCAAGCCCCTTCTGTCGTTCTGGCAGGAGATTTGCGAAAACTTCTATCCGATTCGTGCTCAGTTCACGCGGCAGTTCTATCTTTCGGAGCAGTTTGCAGACCGTATTTTGACGAGCTATCCGCTCATTGTTCAGCGGGAGTTGGGCAATACGTTTTCTGCAATGCTGCGTCCTCGCGATCAGGACTGGTTTGATATCAGGGTCGACAATTACGAGCGCTTGGACAAGTCGGGTAAGGCTTGGCTCGAATGGGCAAGCGGGGTTCAACGCCGAGCGATGTACGACCGTATGTCGCAGTTCGTTCGCGCGACAAAAGAAGCGGATCACGACTTTGCCGCATTAGGGCAATGCGCGATCACCCGTGAGCTCGACATGAAAGAACGGACGCTTCTATATCGTTGTTGGCATCTCAAAGATGTCGTGTGGAATGAAGGTTACAACGGTAGCATCAATGAGATTTATCGAAACTGGGCACCTTGTGCTCAAGAGTTAATCAAGTTATTTCCCGACAAGGTCGACCCGAACGTCAAGAAATGGGCCGAGAAAGAACCGTATCGCGAGGTTAAATGCCTGCATGTGGTATTGCCTGGTGAGGAATACGATCAGGTTAAAGTACAAGGAACCGATAAAAAGTCGAAGTCCCGTACCCCATGGGTTTCGGTGTATGTCGATGTAGAGAACAAGACCGTTCTTCAGGAAACGGGATCGTTCAGCCGTATCTATACGTTGCCACGTTGGCAGACGGTATCCGGTAGCCAATACGCCTATTCACCTGCTGCTGTGGCGGGACTGCCTGACGGGCGCTTGCTTCAAGCCATGACGCTCACGCTCATGGAGGCTGGCGAGATTGCAGTGAGGCCGCCTCTGGTCGCCACCAAGGAAGCGGTGCGCTCTGATATGGCCATTTACGCTGGTGGTGTGACATGGGTTGATGCGGAATACGATGAGCGATTGGGTGAGGCATTGCGACCGCTCTATACAGAGAAGGGCGGGCTTCAGTTCGGCATGGAAATGCTCAAGGATGCGCGCGAGAAGCTCTCTGAGGCGTTCTATCTCAACAAGCTATCTTTACCCCCTCCTGATCGTGAGATGACCGCATACGAGACTGGGCAGAGGATTCAGGAGTGGATACGGTCTGCCTTGCCGCTCTTTGAGCCAATGGAGACTGAATATAATGCGGCGATCTGCGATGATACATTCGATGCCTTGATGCGTGCTGGAGCGTTTGGATCGCATCAAGATATCCCGCAATCGATCCGCGGTAGACCTGTACGGTTTAGCTTCGAATCTCCCCTTCATCAAGCGACCGCACGCAAAAAGGGCGCATTGTTCCTTCAGGCCGGACAGCTCATCACAGAAGCGGCACAGCTTGATCCGAGCTGTGTGGCGGTGGTCGATGCGGCTGAAGCGTTACGTGATGCCCTAGATGGTATCGGTGTACCGGCAGAATGGACTCGAGATCCCGATGAAGTCGCTCAGATACAAGCCCAGCATCAGCAGCAGCAGGCCGCTGCCTTGGCCACTCAGCAGGTGCAGAATGCCGCGAATGCGGGCGAGAGCTTAGGAAGGGCTGCTCAAGCATTGGGCGGTGTCTCCCCTGGCGCGTCAGCCTAAATGCCTGCCAAACGTGGTCGGGTTGCTGGCGTACCAAAGGCAGAGCCTTGGAAGCCTAGTGATTACAATGTAGCGGATGTGGCTGCGGTGCAGGCCGTAGCGTATGGCCGAGCAACCGAAGACCAGCAACGTCACGCGTTTAAGTACATGGTCGAAATGCTGTGCGGGACATACGACTTGTCTTATCGCAGCGCGAATCCCTATGACACAAGTTTTGCTGAGGGCAAACGGTTCGTGGGGCTGCAATTGGTGAAACTGGCCGATCCTAAAACCCTTCAGCTCATGCGGCGTAAGCCATCAGAGCAAGGCGAATCTAAACCGGAGAAAACTTAATGTCTGATACGACTCCCGCCGCGACACAGCAACCCGCTGGAACCTCGACGGCGACCGATGCGACCACAACGACTGCCGCAACAGCCACCGTAGCGGCGCCAGTCACGGCCACTACGCAGGCTGTGGATGCCACGACAGTTACTGCTACGACAGAGCCCGCAAAACCCGTCGCACCAATGTGGGGCGATGATTGGCGCGAGCAGTACGCGAAAGACGATGCTAAGCGTCTAGGTGTCCTGAAGCGCTATACCTCGCCCTCTGCCGCGCTAGATGCGCTTTTTGCGGCCCGTCAAAAGATCGACTCAGGGGAAGTCAAAGCGCCTCTTGCGAAGGATGCGACTCCCGAGCAGCTTGCTCAGTGGCGCTCCGATCACGGCATTCCGGATAAGCCGGAGGGGTATCTCGAGAAACTGCCTCAAGAAATCAAGTTGGACGGTATCGACAAGGAGGCGGTGAATTCCTTTGCTAAATCCATGCATGAGGCCAATGTATCGCCTGATATAGTCCATAAAGCGCTAGCCTGGCAGATGCAGCGCCAGGAGCAGCTTATCGATGCACGGCAGAATGCCGACAAAGAATTGCAGGCTAATACCGAAGATGCGTTACGCGCCGAATGGGGCAATGAGTACCGGCCGAACATCAACAATATTCACGCATTGCTCGATACGGCTCCAGCCGGGGTGTCTGAGGCAATGCTGAATGCCCGCCTACCGGATGGTACACCTTTGGTCGGTACGCCTGAAATGGTGAAGTGGCTCGCCGGTATGGCGCGCGAGATGAACCCGCTTTCGACCATAGTCCCGGGAACTTCTGGCGTAACGGGGCTCGCCAATGTCGATAGCCGCATCACAGAGATTGAAGGGATGATGCGGGATCGTTCCAGCAATTACTGGAAGGGTCCACAGGCCGATAAGATTCAGGCGGAGTATCGCAATTTGATCGATGCACGCGACAAGATGAAGAGTCGTGCGGCATAGGAGGACTTATGGGCGATTCAGCGATGGACGGATCAATGGGCGCGATGGATACCGCTCTCATGAAAGCCTACCAAGGCAATCGTAAACAGATGAAGCCGGCTAAGCAGCCAGCCAAACGGCCTATGAGCCCGCTGGCGGATTACAGGAAACGCTGATATGCCTTCGACTAGCGCTGCGCAACATCGCCTCATGGAGGCTGTGGCTCACGACTCTAAGTTTGCGAAGAAGGTCGGTATCCCACAGAAAGTGGGCAAGGACTTTGCAGCAGCAGATAAAGGCAAGTCATTCGCCAAACGCCCCTCATCGGCCCTTGCGGATTACAAACGCAAGTAGTAGATTATTTCCCACACAGTTACCCCACATTCGTGGCGCTGTGTAAAGAACGTCCAACGTTCGGCACTTGAAGGTCTCGCGGCAGCGCCTCCGGCCACCCTGCCAACTGACATGAGAGTCACCCCGGAAGTCGGTCTGCACTCACTCCATTCCGGAGCACTCAAGTGTCAGATACTGCATTTCAAACGCAGTATCGCCAGGAGTTCATTGCCACCTTTGAACAGCGGCAGTCCCTCCTTCGCGATTCTGTGACGACCGAAGCGGTCATTAAAGGTAATACAGCCACGTTCCTCGTGGCAGGTTCGGGTTCGGCGACTGCCGTGACCCGTGGTGTCAACGGCCTGATTCCTGCCCGCGCGGACAGCCTCACTCAGACGAGTGCGACGCTGGCCGAATGGCATGATCTGGTTCGTAAGACGAACTTCAACATATTCGCATCGCAGGGAAATCAGCGGGCGATCATGCAGAACACGACGATGGCTGTTATCAATCGCAAGATTGACCAGGATGTTATCGGCGAACTGCAAAACGGTACCGTGAACACGGGGGCTGCCGCGACGGCTAGTCTCGGACTGGTCGCTAAGGCCAAGACGAAACTAGGCAATGCGGGAGTTCCGTGGGACTCAAATGTGACCTTCCTGATTACTCCTGCCTTTGAGGGGTATCTCATGCAGATCACCGAGTTCGCGAACCGTCTCTACATCAACAAGCCCCCCAGCGATGGAGCGGATTTGGCCTGGCGCGACCGGCCGCTGTCGTACTACTGGTACGGCTGCAACTGGATTGTCCACCCGAATCTCCCTGGAGCGGGAACGGCTGCAGAGACTTGTTTCGCGTACCACAAGAGTGCGATTGGCCACGCCATTGATTCCGCAGGAATGGAAACTCCGGTGGGTTATGACGAGGAACAAGCGTACTCCTGGGCGCGGGCCTCGGCCAACATGGGCTCGAAGCTGCTGCAAAACAGCGGCATCGTGTTGATCAACCACGACGGCTCTGCGCTGTCTTAATCGGAGGAATGACAAATGGCTGGTTATAGCACTTCAAATCCTCCGGTTCGCATGAGCGAATACCCGCTGACCTCTTTCGGGAATTCGCAAGGCGCCGGAGGCGCAATCTGGGTATACAAGTCAGTCGATGCGGCGACAGTCGTACGGGTGGCTGGGTACTTCACGAACGCCGCGAAATTGGGCATGCAAATCGGAGACAGTGTGTTTGTGCACGATACGGACGCAAGTCCTTACACCGTGACCTGGCATATCGTCTCGGCGATCAATGCGACGACCGGAGCGGCGGATTTATCCGACGCAGCCGCGACTGCATCCACCAACTCAGACTGACGCTTTTTCGTCAGCCTTAACCGGGGGCCGCCTTGTGCGGCCCCTTTCTTTTGGAGACCTTAATGGCCGAAACAAAGCCCGTCCCAGCCCTCAATCCCGCACGACTGCATCTCGCCGAACACTCCCGCAGAGTGTTCGATATCGATGTGGATGTCGGCGTATCTCCACAAGACATGCTCAACCCGGCCTATTGGGCGCATATCGCGCGGGAGTTTCGCCCCAAGGATCGTATTGAGGCGATGGCGGAAGATGGCAGTTGGATTGCGCAATTCATCGTGCTCGATACAGGCGCGAACTGGACTAAGGTTCATTTGCTCGCCAATAGCTTTGAGAAATTGCAAGCGATTGAGCCTGAAACACGCCCGACGATCTTGGCGGGTCATACCGTGGCCTGGGCTGGAAGACATGCACTATGGCGTGTGGTTCGCGATGCCGATCAGAA